ACCACCTGGATAGTTAACACCGTCAAAGCCGTTGTTTAAAACGTTAGCAGCTTTAACTTGTTTTGTGTAAGACATAGCACGAGCTAATGCTTTAGTATATCTAGCAGATAATGTGTCGTAGAGGTTATCTTCAACTGCTTCTTCTGTTAGAGAGAAACCTAAAGCAATGGTTTCGTGGTTGTATCTTGCTGTCCAAGCTTCTTGTGCGTTGTCATACGCAATTGCAGCACCTTCAGCCTTGTTAGGGGCAGCTGCGAAGCCTGATAATTTTGTTTCTTCTTCGAAACTTCTTTCTGATGATTCTGTTTCGTAGATTTCTTTGTGCTCTTCACCATAACGCTGATATTCCATTCCGAATAAAGCATTAAGGCCGGGAAGCAACTCTTTTAATAACTGAGCTCTTGAAATTGCCATGGTTTATTCTCCTTAAATACCAGTACCGTTAGTGTACGCATGAGACTTAGGATTGAATTTAACCAATACATCAGTCTTAGCATCACCAACAGATGATGTTGTTGAAACTACAAAGTCAACAATCTTAAATGCGATTGTGTCTGTAACGTCGATTGCAGAAGCATCGGCCGCCATTGTAGAGTTACCTGTTGTTGTTGAACCAGCTGTAGGGTTAACTACAGGAATGTTGATACCTAATGCAGACTGAGCTAATGTATCGTCAGCTTGAATTTGGAATACAACATCTGGATCATCAATTACATACGCCACAGCATCGGAAGCTACTGTACCAGTAGGCCAATATTGTGAGAATAGTTTTTGTTTTGTGTTTGGGTCTGTGTAAGAACATCCAACGAAAACGCCGAGAGTACCAGCTGGAAATGGGCTAGCATTTGTACCAACTTCGTTGACGATTTCTACTGTACCAGCAGCTACAACTGAAACTACTGATCCATTAAAGATATTCGAAGCATACCCAGACGCAATTTTTACTAGGCGAGTAGAGCCAGCATAAGGCTGACCACCTACCAAGTTAACGGCTTTTAAACCGTAAGGTGCGGCTGTTGTTGCCATAATATAATCTCCTTAAAGATATTTGTTTAACCTCTACCAAAAGATTTAGTAGATTTTTTATCGGAGAATAGAGGCATACGTGGGTCATTTTCTTTTAAGAAGCTATTATCAACGGCTTCTGCCTGACCTTCTGCTTTTTTCTTGTAATACTCGTTTCTCTGATCTACCATTTCTTGTGGCATTTTACAAAGTAGTAAGCCTCCAACTTCTATGGCATCTTTAAAGTTGCCGTTGGAACTTACCGGTAAATTAACTTCTGGGTGCTCTGAATGTTTCACAGGTTCCCAGCCTTCACGCATTTTAGAAGAAGCATTTCGATTATCCGCCTCGTTAGCTAGAGTAATTCTAATCCATCTGTACGCCCAACCAGCTTTCTTTTTAAAGTCTGGAAGTAATGATGGGGGTGCCCATTGTTTACTTCTTTGGTCGGTTGTTTCTCTTACTTCTAAGTCTCTATCTTGACGTTTATCCATTTGCGTTCTCCGTTTTTAAAAGTTCTTTTGCATATTGCTCTGGTGTTAGCTTAAACTTTTTAGCTAAAGCTATCTGTGTTTTTGTCAACCTTACCTTTTTAGGTGATGTTGATCTAGTTGCAGGAGCAACAACATTAGAAGGTTTTTTAGTGCGTTGGGCAGGTTGTCCTTCCAACGATTCATCATCCCCAAAATATTCTGGGAAACGTTTCTGCATCGTATCATCTATACGACGGTAGTATTCATCACTAGATGGGTTTACACCCGATCTAACTAGCTTTTCGTGCAGCCCTAATGCGAGGCTTGTCATTTCTGTGTCTTGTCCAAACCACGTATTTTTCTCTTGCCAAGCTAAAGCTCGAGAGTCCGGTTTGGGGACAGATTGTTGTTGACTAAATTGTCCTCTATTTTCAGGGATTTGTAAAGGCATTTCAATATCTTGATACTGAGGCTTCATTCCCATTGCGTTCTGTAGTTTGAACTGGGCTTCACTCATTTTAGCTTGAGCTTCTACAACTTTATCAGTATCTCCTGCTTCATATGCTTCTTTATAATCCCGTTTAGCAACAATTAAGTCAGACTCATATTTTTCTTTTAGTGTTTTTAGATAATCTTCTTCACCACTAGATAAAGTCTTCTTTAGCCTTTGGTTTTCATCAATAATGCTTCGCGCATATTTAATGGCTTCTTCTCTTTCACGAGCTTCCGCTTCTTTAGCACGTCTTTCGTCATGCCAAGCTTTTTTCAACTGAGCCATTCTTTCTTTGACTCTTGCTGAATAGTCTTCAAGATTATCTTTTTCTAATTCATCTTTAACCTCATCTGGCAGTGGTTCACGTCCCCTGTCTTCTGGAGGAGTATCGTCTTCTTCCTCAATTTCAAATTCAAGTTCTGCTTTCGCTTTTTTAGATTCCTCTTTTTTAGCCTCTACTGCCTCTTCATAATCCTCTTTGTCCTCTTTGGATACTAATTCAACTTCCGTCGTTTCTTCATCCTTGAGTTCTTCAGGAACTTCATTTATAATTTTTGCCATACTTCAACTCCTTATGCGCGTTCGTATCCACGTGGGTCATCGACCACGGCTTCTACGGTATCGTCGTTAATGATGCGAAACTCTTTACCATGTATTTTGATTCGAGTTCCAGAATATGCCCTAGTAATAACGAAGTCTCCTTCTTTACACCAAGGTCCTGTAGGAAATCTGTCTTTGTCTGCATAAGCCATATCTCCTAGTTTGATAACAAATAAAACAACAGTTGAGTGTTCTTCAATGTGTTTAGTCTTATCTGCTTTAATTATTCCACTTTCATACTTTTCATCAACAGAAGGTACAGCACATAAAATGCGATAGCCTTTGACTTCTGGTAATTGAGTTGGTTTTTCTTCTTGCTTTTGTAGTCCACAATTGTTTTATTTGGCGTAATGATTTCACTCATCTTCTACCTCCTGTATTCTTGCTAAATCAGAAAGTAGTCCTTGAACTATATCAAACCCTCTAACAATTCCACATGCATGCATATATTGTGCGTGTTCTTCTGCTCGACCCATTGCTAAATCTTCAACAAACACTGCGCGTTCTGCGGATATTTTTTCTGCAATGACTCTGATCTCATCAATCGTCATAGATTATTCCTTTCGTTTTAAAGTTGCTTTTGCTAGATCTGTTTCTAGTTTATCTTTGTTCATTACGGCTTCCATACCAAGTCTGGCACCTTGTCGTAATTCTTCTGCATCGAGCTTGTCTTTTTCCATTGCTGCACGAGCTCCAAGCTCAGCTCCAGCAATTTTTTCTTGTGACTCGATTCGCATTCTTTCCAACTCAAGTTTGGCTCTATCCAATTCAATATCAGACATGGTCTTCTGATTTTTAGCTTGGATTTCCATTTCTTTAAGTTGTAATTCTTTTTGCTGCATCATAAGCACTGGGTCTTGTGCTTGTTGCTGTTGTTCTTGCATCTGTGCTTCTGCCACGTCTTTACGTAATAATTTCTTAGCGGCTTCAGCAGTGAGTGTAGATATTTTTTTCTCGTATTCTTGTGGAATCTCGTTTTCATCGTTAACTTCAGGTAATTCAATACCAAGTTGCTCTTGCATTTGATTTTTATATTCAAACGCTAAGTGTTCTGCGATGTGAGCTTCCATAGCAGCCATCATTGCTCCTGCTTGAGGATTTTGACCTACCAATTGACGAATCTTAGGATCATCTCTAAATGACATGTGCGTCGTAATATGTGCTTGATGGTCTTGATATGAAAATGCTTTTACAGGTTTCATATTTAATATATTCATATTTTCTGTAACAGGGTCAGCTATTTTAATTTCTTTATCACTAGGTACTAACTTCTCAGCATTCTTGATTCCTAGAATATCTAACATCTGTCTGTTTAATTCTACTAAGTCATAAATCTGTGGATTAGCTTGTGCCATCTGCATAACAGCTTGATACTGCACAACTTTCTGAGACATTGTTGATGCATTAGGATCAGATACAGGTATTACTTCTGTTGTATCGTAGTCTGACTGTTTAACTCCTGCTGTTCCTTCTGTCGGCTCATATGAATAATCAGCTGGTGTGTAGTCTCTAATAATACCTTTAAGTAATTTAAACTCTTGTTTCATTGCATAGTGAATGCGGGCTTGTACAGCTGACATCACCTTGAGAGTTCTTTCTAATATTGCTAATGTAGTTCCCACAGGAGCATTAGCTGACATATCAGATACTTTTAAATCAGCCGCTGAAGCAAATCTCCTACCTTCATCGATGATCTGATTCATCAACTGATTTAAAACTTGGCTAGGCTCTTTATAAGGAAGAGCCATGATATTATCTCTAATTGTACCACTTGGTACATCGACATCACGGAATTCAGCTGGAGCAATTGGTGTATCATCTCCTTTGATTCTGAGTCCGCGAGATTTGAAACCACCAGGGAGATTAGATAATGTACCCGCGTCTACCAATTGTCTTAATAGCATTGTGCCTGATTTTGCAAACGCGCCTATTAAATGAATCAAGCCAAAACAATAGAATCCAAATCCTGGGATATATCCATAATGGACAAAGTGTTGACGTTTTTGTTTAGTGTCATCATCAGGATTCCAGTTACGTCTGATTGCTAAAACTTCTTGAGTTGATCTTTCAATAGTTACAACGTATGGTAAAGCAATACCTGTTTTCTCGCCGTCTTGTTCATCCTCAAAACCTTCAAGGTCAAGGTCAACGTGCATTTCTAAAACTTTAAATCTGTTGTCAGTTGTCGCATTGAATCCCATCTTTTCTGCAATTTTCTTTTCAACTTCTTCTAAATCATGTGATGGTTCGCCTAAATCAATATCACGATAAAAACCTGCGACTTGTAACTTGCGTAGTTCATTTGCTGTCTTACGCATAACGTGTGTAACTCGTTCAGCTGTAGCTAAACTAGAAGCACCATAAGGCACAACTAAATCTTCTGCAGGAACAAAGACAGATACTTGTCTTTCTAAGTTAGGATCATAGTAAACTTTTTTAAATGCGTTACCAGCTAAACCTAAGCCCCACAACATTCTCTCATGTTCAGGTCTATACTCAACCATTTTCTCAGTTAACTGATAGTTCATATCTTGTTGAACACGTTGGGCAGCGTCAATCTTTTCTTCAGTTTCTTTACCAATGATTTGAGTTTTTACTGGACCGGCAGCTGGGAATGTTTCGGTCATTGTTTCTGCTTGGAACTTAACTAGGGCTTCTGTCATCAATGGGTGAAATACATTACATGCGCCTTCCCACGGTTCAGCTCTATCTTCTATTTTCATACCAAGAAGCTCTAGTCCATCAACATATGTGTCTAACCAATCACGTCGTGCTGATAAATCACCTTCATATTCTTCTATTAGTTCATCAGCAAGTTTAGCTAAAACATCATCATCTATTTCCTCAGCTAAATTTTCACTAAAGTCATCTTCAGCATCAGGGTCTATTTCAAGTTCTAGTCCGCCTGCTTTAATACTTACTGATTCTGGGTCTTCGATTTCAATTTCAATATCTGGTTCTTGAGTAGCTAACTCATCCATCATTTCTGATAAACCTTTTGGTGCTTGAGCTAACCCTTTATCTATATCATTTGCTGCCATTATAAATTCCTAATAATTTTTTAAGTTGTATTATAAGAAGATATACTATAATAAGTGTAAGTGTTTTTACCCACCACACAATCTTCCACAATCTGTTTAATATTTTATAAAGCATACAACCGCTTATGGTTATAGCCTCTAAACCCAGGGATCTCATCTTCTTCATCACTAGGCAATCTAATAAACCCACCTTGTCTAAACCGCATCAAAGCAAGTGTTGTTGCATCAACCAAGTCATCATTTGCTCCTGACGGAAAGTCATTACATTCCTCAATAACTTCATTCGCCCATCTTCTATCTGGAGCCCATACAATACCTGAACTAAATAAGTCCGATACTGCATTTACCCTGCTGATCTTGTCTTGGCCTTTCCCTGGAGTGAACTCACCCACTGGAATTCCCATTCGTCTAAACTCTTGGTATAGCGCAGCACCGTTGGACTTTTTCTCCACAATGAACGCGTCAGGTTCCCAATCTCTATATTCATCAATACAAAGTTGTTTTAATTCTGGAAACTCTAGTCGTTTCTTTATTGCATTTAGCAGTATTATATTATAATTATTGGTTTCTTCGTTAAAAAATACTCCCCAAGTCGTTAATGCGTTATAATCTGCCCTATTATTTGCTTCCTGTGCCGCATCAAGAGTCATAATAGTAAACTCACACATTGGTGGGTCTTCTTTTTCCCATATATTCCACCATTCTCTTTTAATTAGTGCGCCTTCTTCGGATACTGGGTTCTGCATATACTGTGCATTCCAATACCTAATGTCTAACGCTGCACGTCTAGACTTTAATTCTTCTATACTCCAAAAGTCTGGCCAGAGAGGGACTTCTTCACCTTCTTTATTCTCTAATATAGCTGGAAACTCAACAACTTCCCAATCATCCACTTCATCGTTCTTTATCATCTGGTTCACAATTTGCCCTGTTAGGTCGAGCTTAGACCACCGCGTCATAAC